ATTTCCTCCGTCTTTTTGGAGAACCAGCCTGAACTGGCGGAAACTGGCGAGATACCAGATCATGATTGGCGTACCGGCAGGGAACAGCCCCGATTGGAAAGCGTGGGTGTTGGGGCCGAAAGTTATGGGGTACTTGTGGCTAGCTGGTGTGAACGTCATATGGGTATGACTTTGATGCCGTGGCAGGTGCATGCGTTGTCTGGGCAGTTGGCTCATGATGAGACTGGTGTTTTGCAGTTCCGTGAGTCTTTGGTAAGTACGGCTCGACAGAATGGCAAGTCTGTTGCTTTGCAGGCTTTGATTGGGTGGTGGATGACCGAGGGCGCTGTTATTCGTGGCGGGCCTCAGTCTGTGATGAGTGTCGCCAACAAACTTGATCGTGCTGAGGCCATCTTTCCGTTGTTGGCCAACATTCTTTGCGAAACTTTTGGTGGTAAGAAACTTGCAGCCATTGGCCGTAAATCTGTTGAAATGCCAGACGGCTCTAGGTGGGAAATTCGAGCTGCCACTAAAAGCCTGCACGGTGGGTCTCATGACCTGATCGTGTGCGATGAGCTGTTTGACATTGACGCTGAGGTGGTGGACTCAGCCTTACGCCCTAGCCAAATTGCGCGCAAGTCGCCATTGCTTTCTATGTGGTCTACAGCTGGCGACCAGCACAGTGAAACCATGATTAAGTTACGCCAGCAAGCCATAGCCGACATTGACAAGAATGTAACGAGCCTGTTCTATTTTGCTGAGTGGTCAATGCCGTCACACTTGTCGCCACTAGACGAAAAAAACTTCTGTTGGGCCAACCCTAGTTTGGGTACCACAATAACGATTGACGCGCTCAGGGCCGTGTCGAAAAAAGACTCGTTTCTACGTGCGCACCTCAACCAGTGGATTACGGCTAGGGGCGCGTGGCTCGACTTGGGAATTTGGGAGAAAAACCAAACAGATATTGCTATGCCGGCAGGTGGCATTTTGTCTGTGGATAGTTCTGTGGATGACGCTCGCTACTGTGGCGTAAGAGCCGTACAAGTCGAGGGCACAGTCATAGTCCAAACTGAGTTTGTAGTTGAGACCGAGGCTGACATGTGGACAGCCATCGCCAGGGTCATGGAAAACACAGAAGTGCAGCTGCTAATCACGCCCACTTTAGAAATCCACGTACCGGTCAATTTACGCAGGCGCACCACCATCACTGGCTATGCAGAACTGACTCGCTTCACAAGTCTTGTCCGTTCAATGATTCACGAAGGCAAAGTCAAGCACCACGGCGAAAGCCTTTTAGCAGATCATGTCTCAAGGGCAGTGCTAGTCAAAACACCGTCAGGAGCTGTCATCAGCAGTCAACGTTCACCTGGCCCAATCGAACTTTGCCGGTGCATGATCTGGTCAGTCTCGCAAGTGTCTAAACCAAAACAGGCTGCAAAGCCAATGATGGTTGTGGTAAATCGCTAAGATTATGGCGGTACTGCTCTTGTCGTTGTCGGGATGATTTGAGCAGTACCACACCACACCAGCAGAAAGTGGCATACTTCCCCTATGGGTATTTTTAATAAGCCAGTCACTAAAGCAGCAATCTCTACACCATCGGTGCAGGCTGCAGTGGGATACGCCCCTACAGGTAACAGCACAAACCCATTAAAAAACCTTTATAACTACCAGTCTGGATTTGCGCGTGACCGTGCCATGACTTTGGCAACTGTGTCTAGATCGCGTGACCTGCTTGCTTCCGTTATTGCTTGCATGCCGTTAAAAATGTACGGCGAAATGTTCAACGATGTCACTGGCGAAATGGAACAAATCCCGCTAGCGCCACGTTCGTGGCTACGCCAGCCAGACCCTGCAGTCACTTACAACCACATCATGGCGTACACCCTCGAGTCGCTTCTGTTTTACGGACGCGCTATGTGGTACATCACCGAGCGCACCCAAGATGGCTTTCCTTCAAAGTTTCAACTTTTACCGATGGGCTCTATCCAAACAGCAGACGAGGAAGGCCCAGTTTTCTATCAGCCTTCCAAGGCCATTAGTTTTGCCGGCAACGAACTTGACTATCGCAACGTCATCCAATTTCTTAGCCCAATTCAGGGGATCATTTACAGCTCTGAACAGACCATTGCTACAGCGTTAAAGGTTGAACAAAGCCGATACAAAAATGCTCAATCATCGTTGCCGTCTGGCGTTTTAAAGCAAACTGGTGGCGAGCCTTTAAGCGCACAAGAGCTGTCAGAGATTGGCGCTGCTTTCCAAGAGGCTCGACTGACAAGCCAAACTGCTGTGCTAAACGAGTTTTTAACTTACGAGGCGAGCACTGCAACACCGGACAAAATGCTCATGATTGAGTCTGCCCAATATTCAGCACTAGACCTGGCACGCCTATGCGGTGTTCCCCCCTACCTTGTAGGCGTTGCCACTGGTGCCTATGCCTACACAAGCAGTGAGCAGTCACGCGCTGACCTATACATTTTTGGTGTCAAGCCATACGCCGATTGCATTGCCAGCACATTGTCAATGAACAATGTTTTGCCTCGCGGAACGTTTGTAAAATTTGACACAAAAAGCTACCTAGCAGAAAACTATGTAGCAGACAAAATGCCCGACACCGAACCACAAGAAAACACACAGGAGTCACTCGCATGATCCGTTTTACCAGCTCAACATTTAGCGTAGATGCCGCGACAGAGGACGGCCCAAAGCGCACCATCACCGGCATTGCCCTGCCCTACAACACTGAGGCCACAGTGTCAGGTGGACAGGTAGTTTCCTTTTTGCCAGGCTCACTTCCTACAGAAGGCAAAGCGCCAAAGCTTTACATGAGCCACGATGCCAGCCAAGCCATTGGCCTTGTAACTGAGCGCACAGATGACGATGAAGCTATGTATTTCACAGCCAAAGTTTCAACCACAGCGCTAGGCGATGAAGCCCTTATCTTGGCAGCCGATGGCGTACTCGACTCAGTGTCAGTAGGCGTGAACCCAACCAAATTTAGTTTTAACGATGATGGTGTCATGATCGTGGAAGCAGCCGATTGGCAAGAGCTCTCATTAGTGCCACAGCCAGCCTTTGCAGGTGCTACCATCACAGATGTTGCAGCGAGTATCCCCACATCCGAGGATGATTTGAGCAATAATACAGAAACGGCACCCGATGAGCCTGAACCCACAGAGCCACAGGAGACCGAAGTGTCAGAAACCCCAGTTCCAGAAGTAATCGAAGCATCAACAGTTTTTGCTCAGCCAAAACGCAAGTTTGATCTACCAACACCAGGCGAGTATCTCGCTGCAATGCACATCGGCGGAACCACGTTTGAAAATGTTGCTGCAGCCGCACGCGACTTTGTTGCATCAAAGCAATCAGCGTTTCAGTTTGCAGCTGGCGATGTTTTAACAACTGACACGCCAGGCCTCTTGCCTGTGCCAGTGCTCGGGCCAGTGTTCGCAAACCTAAACCAAGCAATCAGGCCTGTGGTCGCAGCTGTTGGCGCAAGGGCTTATCCAGACGGTGGCACACAAAAAACGTTTATCCGTCCTACCTGGACTACTCACACAAGCGTGGCGTCCCAGAGCACCGAGCTCTCAGCAGTATCAGCAACCACACCTGTGATTGCCTCAAACGTAATCAGCAAAACTACGCTGGCCGGGCAGGTGCAGCTCTCAATTCAGGATGTGGACTTTACGAGCCCCGGCTCAATGGACATCATCATCAATGACTTGATGGGCCAGTACATGCAGGCATCCGACAACCTTGCTGCAGACGGCCTTGCATCAGGTGCTAGCGCATCAGGTAGCACATGGACAGTAACTGCTAACGACCCAAGCTCATTGATTGCAGCTTTGTATGACGCAGCCACAGACATTTTGAACGCGACAAACTTCTTGCCTGATCACATTTTTGTAAGCCCAGATGTATGGCAAAAATTGGGTAGCCAGTTAGACGGCGATAAGCGCCCAATTTTCCCTTACGCTGCAACCGCTGGCCTGATGGGTGTAAACGGAATGGGCGAGGCCAACATTACAGTGGCAAACACTTTCAACCCATTTGGCTTAAGCCTTGTTGCTGACCGCAACTTTGCTGCTGGCAGTTTGTTTGTTGCTCGTGGCGCTGCTATAGAATTTTATGAAAGCATCCGCGGATTGCTCACACGTGACGAACCATCCACATTGGGCAAGGTCATGAGTTATCATGGCTATGCAAGTCTGTTTGTTGCTGACTCTGCACAGGTTAAGTACATCGTAGTTTCATAGTCAGAAAGGCGGCTACCGCCGATGGCTACATACACAGTCACTTTTAAGCAACTGCTAGACAACTATGCGGTGCTACAAACACTGACGGATACTGAAATAGAGGTGGGGCAATCCATCACTGTTGCCAGTGTTGCTGCACCCTTTAACGGCACGTTCGTTGTCTATGCCATGCCCAAGTATGAGTACATCGGCATAGACACTGAAGGTGATCTGTTATTTGACGCTAATGTCAGCATCCCTAACCAGGTGCTGTTTGCTTGCACCGGTACAGATGTTGGCCGCATAGCCTCAGCTGGCACAATCACTTACACGCAGAACTGCACATGGGTGACAGTGGCCGAACTAATTACATATTTGGGCGTAGAAATTACAAACCCTTCAGATGACTACACGTTGGCAACGCAGGCTCGAAACGCAGCCAACGATTTCTGCTATCGCCGCAGGCAAGAGTCGGGCTATTTTGACAGCCTTACAACTTCACCTGGGCACGATGTCACCCTTGGCACCCTGATGTATGCAGCTGCACTGTGGAGGGCTCGAGGAAGCGTTCAAGAAACTTTTGCTACCTTTGACGGAATGGGCACTGCGAGCGTCTCTGCGATGACTCCAATCATCAAGCAGTTACTGGGCATCCATCGCCCACAGGTGGCGTAGTGCCCTTTACAGACTTGCTCAACGAGGCCATAGATGATGTGGCAGCCAAGATTGCCACAGTCTCTGGTCTAAGGGTCGTAACAGACCCAACAAAGATTGTCCCTAACTGCGTATTTATTGACGCGCCATCCTTCACGACTTTTGCAGGCAACGGCAACATCCTCAACGTCACGTTCCCAATCAAGGTGCTTGGCTCAGGGCCAGCCAACTTGCCGGTGCTACGGCAACTTCTCAGCACCACAGCCAAAGTCATTTCAAGCAATGTGATTGTCATGAACGGTCAGCCCACTGCATATCTCATCGGTGGTGCAGAATATCCCTGCTACGACCTAGTAGTATCCGTACAGGCACAGACAGCGTAAGGCAGATCATGTACACAATCATTAGTCCAAGACTTGGCACACCAGGCGACAAGTTTGAGCCTTCTGAAGGCACGAACATTGAAGCCCTCATTGAAGGTGGCTTTATCAAATCCGACAAACCATCCACAAAATCTGCTAAAACAGAAGAAACATCTCCAGAGGAGTAACTCACATGGCTACCAGCACTTACCTTTCCAACCCAACACTTACTGTCAACTCAGTTGATCTGTCAGACCAGACAACATCAGCAACATTGACCGTCAAATATGACGCGCTTGAATCAACAGCCTTTGGCAGCACATCGCGCGTCTACACAGCTGGCCTTGGAGACCATGAGCTGACTGTCGAGCTGTTCATGAGTTACGCAGCCACAGAGACCTACGCCACTTTGGCAACTCTTGTTGGCACAGCTACCACAGTGATTATGAAGCCGACGTCAGGTGCTACAAGTGCTACTAACCCCTCGTTTACTTTGACCGGCACATACCTTGAAGCACTGCCAGTTATCGATGCAACGCTTGGAGAGCTCTCAAGCATCTCGCTGACATTCCGTGGCGGTGTTTACACTGCTGCAACTTCATAACAAAACCAACAAGGGAAACCCGACATGAAACTAGAGCTCAAAGCCGATTTAGGCGAAGGCCCATTTACAGTTACAACCAACCTGTGGTCTGTTACTCAATGGGAACGCAAGTTTAAAACCAAAGCGTCAGAGATGGCCAACGGCATCGGCATAGAGGACTTAGCGTTCCTTTGCTGGTGCGCCTGCCAAACCCACGGCATTGTCGTGCCAATCGTCTTTGATGACTTTATTAAGAAACTGGTCAGCCTGGACATTGTGAGCGAGGAAACAGAACGCCCTTTCTCCGAGGCACCTACCGACATTCTTTAGCGGGGGTGCTTATTGCCACAGGCTTCTGGCCACGTGAGATAGAGTTCACCATTGATGACCTCTCGACAGTCATCAAACTTATTAACGAAAGTCGAAAGTAATGGCCACCAACAGTGTTGAAGTTTTAGGTCTTAAAGAGGCGCTAAAAGAGCTAAACACGATGGACAAAAAATTGCGCCGCGAAATCACACGAGACTTCAAGCAGATTGTTCAGCCAGTAATTACGGACGCAAAAACAATGCTGCCTTCTGGAGCCCCATTATCAGGTATGGCTAGATCGTGGAAAGGCAAGTCGGGCGCTGACATTATGTCGTGGTCTGCCAACAGGGTAAGCAAAAACCTCACAGCATTTACAAGTGGCAAAAGCGTCAGGGAAGCGCCTAGTGGCAGAATGCAAAACCTAGGCATTTTTGGTGTCCGGTGGAAAAGCCCACAAGCCACAATTTTTGACATGGGCCGTGAAGGCGTTTTAGGTCAAAACTTGACTGACCGTTTCGGCAATCCTTCCCGCGTTATTTACAGGGCCTACAAAGATGCCAGCGATGACGTAGAACGCCAAGTCAAAGAACTGGTCAATAAAGTCATGAAACTAACTAACAATGCAATGAGGATTCGATGAGCGTCATTCTTAATATCGTCTCGGCTTTTGATGAAAAAGGCATAAAAAAAGCACGCCAAGCTTTTGCACAGCTCGAGACAAATACCCAGAAGGCGACCTATGCCTTAAGCAAATACGGTGGCCCTGCTGCTATTGCCGCTATCGGCGCTATTACTGCTGGATTAACTAAAGCCGTCAAGGCAGCTGCTGAGGATCAGAAAAGCCAAGAGCAGTTAAAGATTGCCCTTGAGAACACTGTCGGAGCTAACAAAGCCCAGGTGGCTGCCGTTGAGGATTCCGTGACGGCACTTATGTTCCAAACGGCTACAGCAGATGACGCTCTTAGACCAGCCCTTGCAAAATTGGTGAGAGCTACTGGCGATGTCACGCAAGCACAGCGCTTGCTGAAAATTGGGCTAGATGTGGCTGCAGGCTCAGGCCGTAGCCTCGAAAGCGTCACTACTGCATTGTCACGTGCGGCACTTGGCAACTTCACAGCTCTCACTCGACTTGGCATACCTCTCGATCAGAACGCTGTCAAAGCCAAAGACCTAGACGGCGTGCTTAGCAGCCTCTCAGGCTCATTTGCTGGCGCTGCCACAAAGAACGCGCAAACCTTTGAAGGGCAAATTACTACCTTAAAGATTGCTTTAGGCGAGCTTGAGGAAACAGTAGGTAAGCAACTAATCCCAGTGCTAAGCGACTACGCCTCAGTCCTTGTCAATTTAACAACAGACACTGGAACAGCTGACACATCAACTAAAAAATGGTTTAGCCGTATCACCACCGGCATTGCCGTACTAGCAAAAAACACTCCTGCTCTTGGGCCGTTGCTAACAGCCATTGGTTTGGTCAATAAAGAAGTGGGCCAACAGGCTGACTATCTCAAGCGCCTCAACTCTCCTACTAGCAACGTCACTAAAGTTGTCAAAGAGCTGACAGTTGCCCAAAACGACAACACAGCCAAAACCAACGCGTCAAGTGTTGCCAAAGACAAAGCTTCAGCCGCAGCAAAGAAACACGCTGCCGCTTTAGCAGCAACAAAGGCTGCAGCCCAAAAAGCAGCCCAGGCCATTAAAGACCAGCTGTTAGCCGAACTTGACAAAGCCACAGCCAAACTAGAAACAGCTCAAAACGCTTTCGACAATTTTGCTAAAAGTGTGGGCTCTGCCGTTACAGAATCATTTGATTTTGGCAAGGCACAAGCTGACGCTGCAGACAATGTTAATGACCTGCAAAATGCCTTAGACCCACAAGGCAAACCTTTAACCTTCCTAGACGCGCTCGAGCAACAGGCACAAAAAGCCAAAGATTTTGGGGTGCTAGTCAATCGACTTATCGCCGGTGGCCTGTCGGAAACAGCGTTACAGCAGGTGTTGGCTGCAGGCACAAACAGTGGCACTTTAATTGCTACAGAAATCCTGTCATCGGCAGATGGCATCCTGCGTACCAATGCTCTGACTGACAGCATGACAACACTTGCTAATCAGCTAGGCACAAATGCTGCTAACAAGTTTTACAGTGCCGGCGTGACTGCTGCCAGGTCTTTTTTGTCAGGCATCCAGCAGACATTGGGCATTGCTACTCCAGAGGTCAATGTTCCTAGTTTTGATTTTGCTCAGTTAGCAGCTGGCATCACGGTGGGTGGTTTGGGCACTTTGATGGCTGACGGTGGTGTGGTTACACGCGCTACGACTATTACGGCTGGCGAGGCTGGCCCAGAGGCAATTATTCCTCTTGATCGCATGAAAGACTTTGGCATTGGTAATGGCGGCAATGTGACTATCAATGTGAACGGTGGCGACCCTAACGCTGTGGTGCAGGCTCTGCGTACTTACATGAGGCAGAACGGCTCTATCCCAATAAAGATAAGTAACGCTTTCTAATGCCACAAAATTACGAAGTTGAAATTAGCCCCGACAACATGGTGTTTACTGCGCTGTCAAATGTGCAGGACATCTCAATCAGTATTGGTCGCGAACGCCAGTTAGATGCTTACAACGCTTCAACAGCCAAAATTACTTTGCGCTACCCGACAGGGTTTGTTACGCCAAACACAGATTTAGTCAGTGGCAACTTTTGCGCCATAAACAATTTGACTACCGGTCAATTTATGTTTTTAGGTGTTATCAATAATGTTGATGTTTCCTATGGCATTCCTTATGCCGGTGGTGTCGGTCAGGCTGACTATCTGACTTTTACCGTAGAAGGCTCATTTAGCCGTTTTGGCCGTGTTCAGGGCGACAGTTACGCAATGGTTGCAGACACTCTTTATGAGCAGTTGCTTGATTGCTCAACAGAAACAGGTTTGAGTGTTCAGACGCTTGCCACCAATGTGCAACCAATGGCTGCAACAACTGTTTCTAGCACTTGGGGCGACTGGCTGAACAAAGTGCTGGTCACAATAAATGGCCGTATTTGGGACTCTCAAACTGCAGGAGTTACTACGGTTGTAACTCCGTTTACTCTTGCCACAGCCACAGTCAACTTCAGTGATGTGGCTAATAACGCCACTAATCAGGTTTATGACCAAATTAACTTTGGCAGTTACGCAGACAACTACTACACCCAGGTCACTGTTGATCCTGAGAACTTTGCAGCTGCCACAGTTGAAACAGGCACAGCACCATTCCGTACTTTGCTGACTAACACTTTCAACGCAAGCACTGCCCAAGCGACTGACTACGCAAACTATTTGCTGAGTAACTATGACGCGCAGGGGCAAGCGCTGTTGTCGATTAGTTGCCTTGCTGAGGCGCAGTCCACTTTCAAATTGGACAAGCTGTACGCCACTGGCTACCCACCGATTTACCCCGGCACACAGGTGACCGTGACGTTTCGTGGAACTGTTTTTACTTGCATCATTGAGGGTGTCAGCATTACGGCTACGCCCGAGTCAAGCCGATACACGTTTTACCTGTCGGGTGCCGATCTAAACGCCTACCTGATTCTCAATAACACGGTGTTCGGCACGCTCGATAACAACAAGTTAGGATACTAAACATGGCTATAAAGACTTTTACTACTGGTGAGGTGCTCACAGCGAGCGACACTAATACCTACCTAGCCAACTCTGGGCTGGTGTACATCACTGAGGTTGCTGTTGGCACTGCCGTTTCTAGCGTGGCTCTGACAAACGTTTTCAGCGCAACTTATGATAACTACCGAATTATTTATGCAGGTGGCACTATGTCTGCGGCCCAACGATTTGGAATGACCCTTGGCGCATCAGTCACTGGTTATTACGAGGGACTAATTTTTATGAATTACTCAGGAACTTTTGGCAACGCTGGAAGCACCAACATCGCAAACTGGCAATGGATGGGTGGAGGCAGTACCACCTCGGCTGGTTTTATTGTTGATTTGCAAAATCCATTCTTAGCCCAATACACACAAATGAACTCTTTCGGCTCATTGCAAGTCACACAGGCAACTTGGAACCAAGGCATTCACGCAGTAGGAACTTCGTACTCCAGTGCAACTGTTTTGCCCATTGGCTCAACAATGACTGGTGGAATAATTACCGTGTTTGGCTACAGAAAGGGCTAATCATGTCAAAACCAAGAGGACAATTCCACGATGCCTCAACAGGCGAAACCATAGAAAGAGAACTAACCGATGAAGAAATCGCTGCTCTGCCTCAGCCTTCTGACCTGCCTAGCCCTGAGTAGTTGCTCAGACCGTACAAGAGTGAACTGCGAACGCACCAAAAACAAAGCGCTCACAGTTCAACCAACTAACCAAATTGGAGGAGACCGTTGTGGCTGAAAAAATGACCAACGAACAAATCAAGGCTCGCATCATCATGACCGTAGCCGTAGGGCTAACCGTGGCATTTGTTATGTCAATCGGTGCACTGCTCTACGGACTGCTGTTCGTAGTGCAACCCATTGAGCAAGCACCTAACGATGCTGAAGCATGGGCAGTGCTCTCACCAATGCTCATGACACTCGCAGGTGGCCTCATCGGTGTACTCGCAGGCAACGGCCTGAAAGACCGTCCTAAAGACCCAC